GGTTGAAGTGTTGGTTGACTGGGTTGGTATTTATCATAATTTAAGATTGAAATTAGACTAAATCTGTTGGTTGATTTGATGGTTATTGTATTGGTTGATTTTAGGATAGTTAAGCAAGTTCTTATAGATTGCTCTGAAATACCAGTTCTTTTTGACAATGCTTTTCTTCCAACAATTAGCTGTCCTCTGCCTATGATAAGAGGTTTTTTGTTCCATATTATTTTTTGTTCCATAAAATTGGCGTAAAGCAATAAATCAATAAAAAGGGCAACAACAAGAGGGTTTGTCTTGAAAGGAGCATCTTTTAATTTTTTGAATAGGTAAAGATAGCCTTTGTTTTCCATTTTTTATTCTCCCATATATTTTTTTTGTAATCTTTTATAAATTTGAGATAATAATTTATAGTCTTTTTCACATAGAGCTTTGAAAATTTCAGCCAGTTCATTCTCGTTGATATTGAAATGCCCTTGTCCTGCAATAAAAAAATTAGCATTTGATAGTTCTTTTGCCATTTCAAGAAAATCAGTCTCTCTCCAAACATCTTGTTTAATTTCGACATACCCTTTTCCCTTACAAGACCCACAAGTAAATTCTCCATGTTTTACAGTTCCGAAACCATTACAAACAGGACACCGAAATGGAAAAAAATTAGGGCGAAGTTCTATTCCGTTGACTACGATTTTTGGACTATCCATAATGTATGTGTTCTTTGTATGTATTTTATTTATAAACCCTTTTTCCATTGTTGTCAAGGGGATTTTTAGCCTCAAATTGTGTGGAAAATCACAGAAGTTTTTGGGAAAATTTGCTACCCTCTCAACTCTAAATCGCTACCCTCTCAACTGGCTATCCTCTTACGGAAAAATCGCCATCTTCTTAACTCCAAAAGATAGCGACTTTTTCTTCTCCTTTACTAAAAAATACTTAACTGATTAGTTTTGTTTTTTGTAAATCTGATTATTTTTTTGCAAGGATAGCAATAGATAAATGCCGTTATATGGTCATGGCAATAAGCAACCTCATGGCTTTGGTCGTGTATAGTAGGCGTTGTTTTTTTGTGTTCTTTTCTTGACATATAAATGGTCGGCTTTTGATTTTCGTTGCCCTTGTAGGTCATTCTAGGGCCTATGTTTTAGCAACTTATAGTTAAATCTTGAACCACTTGTGCCTAGACTTTATTTTTTCTATTTTTTCAGTTTTGACATTTCCGTTTTCATCAAACCATCTTCTGAACCAGTCTGTTTTTTTCTCGGCTTCTGTAAAATTGATTGATAAATCCTCTTGCTTTGTTTGCTCTGTTGGCTCTGGCAATTCTGAGCCTTCTGTTGGCATATCGTCATCAATAACTTGGGCTTCGTTTTTCAATTTCCAAATATCGCCTTGTTTTATCCAGTTGTCCTGATTATAATAATCGTCATACCATCCATAGTTATATCCATAAGAGTAAGATTTTGGCGTGATATTTTCTCTGGTATATTCGATTTTGTTGTTTTTCCATGTAAGCGTGTATATTTTTGTTCCCTCGGTTTCAATAATATTGCCATTGAGCTTTGCTCTTTTAACTGCAATTTCCAAATGTTCTTTGACGCTGGAAAATAAAACCCCCCGATTGTCTGGTAAAAAACAAAAGCTACAAGGTGCGTTATTCTTGGCAATCCGTAAAGTATAAATATCATCAAGTCTAAAATATGGTACCGTGAACCATCCTTGTAGTTTTTTCTCAAAAACTGTTTTGTCCTTGCAAGTATTCAAGAGATAGCCGATAATTTGACTGTCAACCTGGTAATTGGTCTTATATTTCGTCTGTAATTCGTCAAAATTGTCAATAATTCCATTGTGAGCAAAAACATAACCGCCAACTTGGTATGGGTGGGCGTTTTCGTCTGATATTATGCCAGTTGTAGCAGCTCGGCTGTGTCCGATTGCTACAATGTAATCGTTATAGCGTTGTCTGTTAAAAATTTGTCTCGTGGTTTCCTTAGCCATAAACTTGGTGGCATTGACCGCTTTTTTATATAATTCAATTCCGCCTTTGGAAGCCACTACAATACCAGCACTATCTTGACCTCTGACCTCGTTGGCTATTGCCAAAAGTCTCAATGCCGTTGTTGTTTTCTTGTTTGGTTTTCCGATGTATCCGTATAATCCGCACATAGTTTATTTTTTGTTATTGATTTTTTGCGTCTGGTTATTAGTTAAGAATAACCAGCGTGCAAACCATCAAATACTACTGTCAAAAGCTCTTAGGTGTCTCGTCTCCTCCGCTTTATAGATAACAATGTCCGAAAATGCAAACTTGAAGATATAAAACAATGTAGTTAATAGGAAAATTGCGAGGATTGCCGTTAAGCTCCAGTTGATTTTGACCTTGTTGTTGTAATTGCTGTAGTCGTGTGTATATTGCATAGTTCCAAACTCTTACTACTAGGATTGTCTCACAGTGTAAAACTATTGTCAAGCTGTAAAGACATGGCTAAATAATACAGTTAGATTGTCAATAAGGCACAATTCATGTATTGTTTGGTGGTTTAGATTGATTTTTTAATGTAATCAATTACGACTTTTTTCTTATTATTGAAATGCTTAACAAAAAAAACACTTTTCTTTAATATTCTGTTTTTTCTTTTTGGTAAGTTTGTGGTAATAGTGTGGTAATTCTCCAGGTGCTTTTCATTCCCTGTAATAGTAGTCTTGTCAATTCCTCATAGGTTATAGAAAAAAACAATGTGATAAATAGTTGGGGATTATTGAAGTATTGACATGGCTCTATTGCGTTCTTAGTTAAATAGCGTTCCCCCCGCCCTTTAATTACATGGTCGTGTTCCTGCTATTATATCTGTAATAATTATAATTAAATACAAAAGCAAGTAAATCTCTAATATACATTACATTTTAATTTAATTTATATCTATTTCATGGGTGGTACAGATGGAAAAAAAGGTTAATAAAATGTAATATCTTACTTCCTCCCACTCGTTAATTCTTTAGAGTCAGGAAAATGATGCGGTTTGTTATAAGTAGAGGCTGGGAGTTTTTAAGTTTCATGGCTAATAAGAGTAATTTCTTTGAACGGAAATGGCAACAAACATAATGGAAAGTATCAACCTAATCGTGTTCGCAGTTTTTTAGGATAAAGGGCTTGGTACATTGTTGTGATTTTGGTTATTCCGTCTTTATTGACATGGGCATAAACGCAGTTTTCTAAAATACTGGTGGTGGGCGAAAGATAAGAAGCATCATAAAAGAACTTTTTCTTATTAACAAATTTCCAGAGATGTCTTGTTCTAGCTTGGAGGAGGGCGTGCATCGTAAAAGAAACTGATTTCTCATCCATTGTGGTTTTGATTAAGTTGTAGGACTTACACTAGCGAAAAGTTCCTTCGGAAACTCTCCCAACCGACCTATTCTTTTTATTTAGCCAGCATCCTGCAACTTAAAAAGAACTACTTACAGGTTAATTCAGTAAAGCATTTTATTTACCTATTTGTCAAGGACTTTTCAATAACCTGTTGACAAGAAATGAATTCAAAGTTTATATTGTTTTTATGGCAGAAAAGAAGTTTGGATTTAATGCACAATGCAAGGCTTGTGTTTCCCTTTTCAAAGACGGAACAGAGGTTCGCCCAAAAATAGAAACGCTAAGAGCTGAAGGATTGGCTGTGCGTGAAATTATTATTTATTGCGAAAGAATGGGAGTAACCTTTTCCCAATTAAATTTGCTTAATCATTTTAGGAAACACGCCACCTATGTAACAAAGGGAAGCAAGATGTCTCCTAAAACCACAAGGGCTATAACAATGCTGACTAAAAGTTCAGAAGAATCTTCCAGTGCTTTGCGGAAAATAATTGCGATGGGTTCGGAAATGATAGACAACTGGTGGAATAAAGTTACGGATGCTCCACAAATGCCTGTTACCCCCAAGATTTTTATTGAAGCAATTAGAGAAGAAGGCAAGAGGTCTCCTAAAACTGCTTTAGACCAGGAATTTGAAGGTTTGCAAAAGGAGGTAATTGAAGGGGAAACTGTAAATGACAACAAACAACTTACTCCCTAATTTTTACAAAGAGGCATATAAAAAATCCAGAGATGACCTGGATATTTTTGTTTCGCAAATTGCTTCTCCTCCTTATAAAAAATATTTTCCTTTAGACCACCAGAGGGATTTTATTGCTACGATGAGGACTGGTAAATTTGAGGAGGGTTGGTTTTCTGGGGGAAATAGTGCTGGTAAGACTTGGACTGGTAAGTGGATGGGTTCTCAATGGGGAGTTTGGAAAATAAAGCCTGGGAAACTCTGGGCAACTTATGAGGAATTTCTCCATGCTCCTTATAATGTTTTATGCACTGGCCCAGAAAACAAACAGGCGATTGAACTCTGGGAAAAAATAGAAGAAACTTTCAGGACTTCTCCTCTTTTGAAATTCCAAGTTGAGGAAGTCAGAAGTGCCACCCGATTAAAGTCTCATCCTTTTATTAAATTAAAAAACGGAACTTTTATTGAAGCGGTTGGTTTGCACGACAAGGGAAAGCACGTCGAGGGAGAAGCCTATGATTTGATTCTTATTAACGAACCAGCCGATGTCAGAAATCTTCAACACACTTATGACAAGGTTTTAATTCCGAGAACTTGGAGAAGGGGAGGAATTATTTGCGGATTTGGAACACCTAAAGGTAAAGGAGAATATTGGACTATCGTTAAAAAAGGACTTCCCCCCGAACATCCGTTTATGGGAGGAAGAAATCCAAGTTATCAGCCGACTGTCTTTTCTATGTTTGCCGATTCAAGACAAAATCCTTTTGCCGAACAGTCTAAAATTCTCAGATATTTGAACACTAGAAATTCAGATTTAATTACCGAAAGGATTGAGGGAAAATTTATTGATGAAACAACTTTAGCATTTCCTGATAGCCATATTGAAAAAGCTATTGATGAAGAATTGCCTAATCCAATCAAACCCTCAACTGGTCATTCGTATATTACTGGAGTTGATTTTGGTCGCAAAGTAGATTTCACAGTTGCAGTTACTTTAGATATTTCTTCTGGCAGACCGCCTTACACTGTGGTCAATTTCATGCGGAAAGGCGGAGGAGTGGCAACTTGGGAGGAAATCTTAGGAGAGATAATGAAAATCAATAACGAATATCGGGGAGAGTTTGTTGTTGATTCAACCGCTTCTTCTGGAGATATGCAGTTGGAATGGTTGAGAGATTTGAATATTTCTTTTATTCCTTATCAGTTCGCAGGTTCTCCTGCTAAGAAAGCCAATCTTATTACCAATTTGCAAAGGATGTTAGGAAATGGGGAAATAAAAATGCCTTACATTGATGAACTTCGGGAAGAACTTCATCAATATCCTAAAAACATGGATGATAAAAACATGAATACCGATTCGGTAATGGGTCTGGCTTTGGCAGCATGGGGAGCAAAAGAATATGGCCCGCTAGGAGAAGTTGAATCCGTTCACAAGTAACTGATTGACAAAAAATCAATTAGTAATACAAAATATATGCCAGTATGCAATTAAAACAAATTGGGAAGGATATTATTTCAGTTGTCGGGAAAGCAGTTGGGTTAGAAGATGAAAATAATCCTGGCACTCCAGAATATGCTAATAAAATAAAAGATATGCAGTCGGCTCAAATTGTTTTGTCCGAATGGAACGAAGGTGCAACTGTTTATTCAGAAATTTACAATAAGGCTTACCAAAACAGGGATTTCTATTTAGGAGAAATGTCTCAACAGTGGAATCCTTTAGTTGCTCCCGAAGGAGAACTCAAACTTATTTTCAATTTGGGTGCAACCATCATTGACCTTTTTACTTATATGCTTTCCAATCAAGTTCCCTATATGCAGTTTCTTCCTGATGACACCAGCGAACTTTCCCAACTGGAGGCAAATTTCGGGGAAGAAATAACCAGAAAAGTTTTCCGTGATGCCAAATTTGAAAAAAGATTCAGGGATGGAGTTAAGACCCAATTCATGTTGGGATTTTGTTGGCCGATTTTAATTTGGAATCCAAACAATAAAGAGGGGTCGGATAAAGGTACTTTGGAAATCTCTATCCTTAACGGATTTCATGCCAGAGCCAAATATGCCACTAATGACTATGACCGCTTAGAAAGCATTATTACCAGAAAGAGAATGTCTATAACAGAAGTCAAACGAGTTTATAATTTTGAGGCAGTCCCCGACACTGAAGATTTATATGTTCCTAAAGATATTCAACCGATTGATGACGGAAAGGTTTCAGTTTTCAACCGCTATGATGACAAAACCATTATGACTGTCATCAATGGCAGAACTGTCAGAACCAAAGTCCATAATTACGGATTTGTGCCAGCGACCCAAGTAAACAATGTCTTTGTTCCGAATGATGCCCATGGTCATGCCGAATCAGAAAGATGGAAAACAATTCTTCAGGAGTTAAATGCTCTTTTGACTTCCGCATCGGAGATTTCCAGAGATTTGGCTTATCCTCCTATTTTGGAATACAACAATGCACTGGGCGGAAGAAAAATCCCCAAGTGGAGAGGACAAAAGATTCCAGTCAGGCGTTCAGACAAAGGAGAAGCAGTTACTTATATGATAACTACAGCTCAGATTGCTCCTTTGTTAAAACAATCAGAACTTTTGATTGAACTTTTCCATTTTATCGCCTTAATGCCTAAAGCAGTCGGTGGAATTTTCCCAGCCAATGTTACATCGGGTTTTCAGGCAAAACTTTCTATGCAGTCGGCAACTTTAACAACTGAGAATAGAAAAATTGACTGGAATATTGCTTTAACAGAAATGACCAAGATGGCTTTGAAAATTCTGGCAATTGAAAGTCCAGAATCATTGTCAGTTAAACTTCCTAACGGAAAAAAGTTTGAGTTTAAGAATTTGGACAAACATGAAATTGAAATACTCTGGCCCGAAAACTTGGCAACCGATATTGCCAGAGAAGTCCAAAATCTTATTCTGGGAATCCAAAACAATATTACTTCTGTTCATCAGGCAATTGAAAAATACAATGTCCTTATGGGAATCGGTTCTCCAACTGATACAATTGAATTCTTAAAAGAAGAATCAACTGACCCGACTTTGAATCCGCAAAAAGTTGCTCAGATTGAGAAAATAAAACAATTAGAATCAACTATGAATCAAGCAAGTGATAAACTAAATCAATTAAATGGTGCTATGGGCGGAGGATTGCCAGCGACAGTTCCTCCTCCGACCCCTGGGCAAAATCCTAATAATATGTTGATGGCAAATGGACAACCATTACCAGAGGAACAAAGACCGACATCACAAACTGAAACAGCAGGAGAATCTGTTGCTCCGACTTCAACAGGCGGAGTATTACCGAATGGAGGTGCGATTTAATGGCAGTTAGAACATCAACAGTTAGAGGAGGGTCAGGTAGAATTTCTGGGTCAACCAGTTATAGTTCAGTTATTTCCCGATATGCTTCCCAAATTTTATCAGCCATTCAATCTGAAACTCAGGCAGAAATAAATTCAGCAATTTTAGCATATAAAGCTGGTTCAATGACTTGGAATGATGTTAAAGCTTTCTTTGAGAAAAGAATTCTGACAGCCGAAGGAGCAGACAAGGTTTCTCTCCAGCAAAATCTAGTTGATTTGGGAAAATTAGAGCAAGAGACCCAAAAAAACAAAAAAAGAGTGGAATTGGAGGCTAAATATGCAGGAGGAGGAATTACTCCAGAGGAAAGATATAACATTGAGAAGGAAATATTATCCTACGAAACTCCTGGTACGGATGCTTATGTTGCTCAACAGGATAAGGTTATAACTGCTTTTGACAATGCGGAAACCCAAAAAGTAATGCAAAGGAGAGACCAACTTCTTACTAAATATGCTGATGGGGGGATTACGCCTCCCGAACAACTGGCAATCAATCAGGAATTAAAATCAATCGCCAATCCCGATTCTAAAATTTATAATCAATTAGTTCAGGAAGAACAATCAATCAGACAATCTTTGGACACTTACAATAAAGGTCAGGGACAAACTAATTTAACCAATACCAGTCGGGATAAATTGGCAGAAATTATAACTGCGGAAAAACAATCGGATATAAATTACCAAATGGGAGTTGCTTCTGGTTATGACAGGGATTTAGCAAGAGCTTCCAATGCCAAAGAAACTTACCAGATTCTTCAGAGTATGGCGGATGCTGGAATTTCAATTCCGATTGAGTTAATCACTGGAGCAAAAGAAAATTATATGCAATCTCAAAATCTTTTGAATCTTCGGGAAAAAGGATTATTGATGGATGTAGTTGATAGTGCTGGGGTGGTAACGCCAATGACTGTTGATGGTAGAGACCCGATAACTGGGAAAAATGTAAATTATAAAAACTACCCTATTGACCCAGACCCAACAGGAACATTGTTTAGATTAAATACTCCTGATGGAAAAGTCCAAACTTTTACTTCTCTAAAAACAGCACAGGTAGCAGCCGAAAAACTCGGACTTGGCACTTTTGATGTCTTACTGCCAAATTCACAGGGAGGAACAGAAAAGAAAACTTTAGCACAAGACCCCCAATCGGGAGCATATTATGATGCCACCAACCCGACAATCGTCTATGCAAAACTTCCAGGCAGTTCCGAAGACTTAACCAAAGTTACCATGAATCTTCCAGCCAACTGGAGAACAGACCCCAACAAAATTTCTGCGGTAAAAGAATTGGTCAACACTTATTCAACTGGATTAAAACCAGTTGTTTTAGATGCTAACGGAAAACCAATTTCAGGAGGAATTCTTGATTACAATAATGCCTTAAATAAAGTTAAAGGGACAGAACCGACAACGGAAACCCAAACTCAAACAGGCGGAAATTTTTTGCAATCCATGACTGATTTCCTTCAGGGAGTAACTAGCCCAATTAAATCAACGGAAAACACTATTAAAGCGGTTGGTGCAATTCCTGGTATGGTCAAATCAGTTGGACAGGCATCCGCCCAATTAGAACCTGTTGTCAACAAGATTGCTAATGCTCCCTTAAATTTAGCCAGCAAAGCGATTGAGTATGGAGTAAAAACAAATGCAGCCAACTTAGGTTTTCCAATTGATAATTTCAAATTGCCAGAATTTAAGATGCCAACTCCGAATTTTGTTTCCCCTGGAATTCCAGCATTAAGCGGAATAAATTTGCCAAAGATGGATTTCTTGGGAGATGTCAAAAAGATTACCACTAATGTTGGAAATGCAGTAGGAGGAGTTGTGAACTCCATTGGCTCTGGAGTTAAGAGCCTCTGGGGAAATACGATTGGGAGGTGGCTATAAACAATGCCGACAGTTGCAGGGGGAACAGGAACACCGCAGTTAAACGCTAATAAAGCCAATATTGCTCCAGTTCAGCCAGTCCAGCAGACTTTGAAAGACAAAGCTGTTTCAGCATTAAGTGGCGGAGATATTATGGGTGGAAAAGACAGTTCTGGAGGTTACATGAAGGGTGGTTTTCTGTCTGATTTAGGAGATATTCTCCAAACACCCCAATATTTTGCTACAGGTCTTTTATCAGGCAAAAATCCGATTCAGGCTGTAAAAGAAAAATTAACTCCCTCTAAAGCCATGAATTTGAGTGGAGTTGGCGGTTTGGCAGCCGACATCTTTCTTGACCCCTTAAATTTAGCAGCAGGATTAGGGCTTTTGTCTAAAGGAGCAAAAATAGCCAAAGCTGGCGAGTTGGTAACAGCCTTAGAAAAGGCTAAACAGATTGTTTCTGTAGAAAATATTGGAGGTAAAGTTATTGGAGCTGTAACAAAACCTTTTAGAGATATTGTTGGCCCAGCCTTAGAACCTGTGGCTCGCAAGGCTTTAACTGGCGAAGAAGTCCTATCTGGAGCAGAAAAATTAAGAGCAACTCAAATTGCCAAAGGTGGAGTATCCGTCTCGGAAAATGAGGCTAAAATCAGGGAATCTCTAAAGCCATTTACTCAGATTTTAAGTGAAAAAATAGATGCTTTTCCTGTTTTTGGGCCAATTAAGAAGTTATTTACCGATAAACCGCCTGAATCTTACTTAGGTGCAAGGTCAGGATTAGAGGCTGGAATTGAGGCTGGAAGGCAAAAAGCTCTTGAAACTGGAGAATATTTAACTAAAGGGCTATCCGAAGCAGACCAAGTTGCAGTCGGAAAACTCATGGTAGGAGAAGTTTTGGAAAAAGTGCCTGATAAATTGAGGCTAATCGCTGGTTTAGCTAGAAGAAGTGTTGATTCTTTATCGCAAGAGTTGGCAAGTGAACTCAAATTAGGAGGTTTTGGCGGAGGAAAAGAATCAGTCGCCCAGACAATTTTAGACAATATCGGTCATTATATGCCAACCGAATACATGGAATTTGTTAAAAATCCTAATTCTTGGGCTGACTTTATGCTCGGTTCAAAGAAATCCCGAATCATTACTACCTTTCTTGAACACAAGAAAGATTTATCTCCCGAAATCAGGGCAAAATTAGGAGAAATAATTGCTCCTGCTTATCCAGTTGCTAAAAGAATGGAACAAGTCTCTCAATCTATTGAAACTTCGAAGTTCTTCCGATGGGTTAATAAGAATTTTGCGATGGATATTGGTAAAGTTGCTGAGAATCCGTCAGGAGTTTCCGATAAATTACATAGTGCTATCAAGGATTTACAGTCAATGGCAAAAGAATCTCACTTAACAGAAAAAGAAATCTTAGCAAAAGGATTTGTTAAATTGCAGGATGCTCCAAGTCTCGGAATATTAGCTGGAAAGTATGTTCCCAAAACTATTGCCGATAGCATCAATGCAATCGGTAAAGTAACTGTGTCGGGAGGACAGGCTGGAGCAATTATGCAAGTCTACCGCAAATTCTTGGGACTTTGGAAATACGGCAAAGTCATTCTTAATCCAGCCACCCAATTCAGGAATTTATTTTCTAACTGGGTCTTGATGGATTTAGGACATTATCCAGTTTATTCTCCTTGGGGAGCAAAGAATTTCGTTGAAGCCTTAACCGATTATCATAAACAAAGTGAGGTTTATCAACAGGCAAGAAAATTTGGCTTATTAGGTGCGACTTATTTTGGCGAGGAAATAAAACCATTCCTAAAAGCAGTTGAAGAAAATCCAACAGGCAATCCTTTAGTCAGATTTGCCAAAGCATTTATGAGAACTACTTTGGGAACTGCTCCGAGAAAAATGTATGAAGGAATTGAAGAAGGTTCAAAACTGGCGATGTTCAAATGGAGATTAGCAGAAGGAGACACGCCAAAGTTAGCAGCCGAATATGCAAAGAAATGGTTGTTTGATTATCGGAATGTTCCAGCAGGAATAGATTTATTAAGAAGTGTGCCTTTCGGTTTCCCCTTTATTACTTTTACTTATAAATCTGTACCAAGAGTGGCAGAAACTTTAGTAAAAAGTCCTGGGACAATTTCTAAATATTTCAAAACTTTTGCAGCCATTGAAGGAAAAGGAAGACAGGATGAACAGGCTCTCTTACCAGAATATATTAAAAATGGAATGTATATCAGGATGCCCTTTAAGGATTCTAAGG